GGAGGTTGCTGGTCGGGCTTTTTGTTTTGGAGGCGGGATGCCCTTCGGCGGTGACTGCGAGTATGCCGACATGGACGCCTGCATCGCTGCCAACCAGGACAAGGGCGACCCGCAGGGGTACTGCGCCACGGTGATGCGGGAGACAGAGGAAGCCTGCGCGGCAAGGAGCGTTCGGATGTTCAGGACAAAGGTGATGCGCCCGGACATCAAGGTGCTGGACGAGGCGACCGGTCGTGTCTCGGCTATCGTGTCCTCGGAGACGATCGACCGGGACGGTGACGTGATACGGGCCGAGGGCTGGAACCTCGGCAACTTCTCCTCCCACCCGGTGCTCCTCTCCTCCCATGACTACCACAGCCTCCGGTCCCAGATCGGCGTCTGGGAGTCCATGGATGTCGTAGGTACGCGTATGAAGGGCATCGCTAGGTTCTTCATCGGGCGCGGGAACGAGGAGGCCGACTGGGCGTTCGAGCTGGCGAAGGAGAAGGCCCTGGCGTTCAGCGTCGGCTTTATCCCCGACATGGACAAAGCGGTCCCGCTCCACAAGGACGACAGCTTCGGCATACAGGGCATGGAGTACAAGGGCCAGGAGCTATTGGAGGTGTCCGCGGTGACCGTACCGAGCAACCCCGATGCCCTCCAGCGCATGGTCAAGTCGCCCAACCTCCACCCCGTCATGGCCGAGATCGTCCAGGAGCGGCTGGTGGAGAAGGACTCGGACTCGCCCACGCTCTCGGAGGAGCAGGTGGAGCACATCATCGACGTCCTCAGCGAGATAGTCCTGGACCGGCTCGACAGCATCAGCGATCCCGCACCGACCGACGACGACAAGGGCCGCGGGGAGAAGCCCAAGCGGGACATCGGTGACGCTGGTGACGCTGGTGACGATGAAAACCCCGACCCTGATGATGAGGCGGTGGATGAGGATGACTACGGAGACGGCGACAAGCCGGAGGACCGGCAGGAGTTCGACGCCTACGCCGAGGCGGCGGCAGCGACCGAAGCAGCACTTGAGGAGGTTCTATCATGAAGGATGGGATGCCGGATAGCCAGGTAGAGCTGGAGGAGTTATTGGACAGCCATATCCAGTCCCAAACCGGGAACGCGGTCAAGGCGGCAGTGGCCGATGTACTCTCCAGGTCGGGTGCCAAGAGGCTCCCGGTGGCCGAGTACAACGAGGATGCTCTTGGGGCCAGCGAGGACGGGAAGTGGAAGAGCAAGGGCGAGTTCTTCCAGAAGGTGTTCGAGGCTGGGAACGGCTTCGGGATCGATTCTCGCCTGATGCACACCCGGAACCTGGGCGAGAACTTCGGGGATACGGGCGGCTTCCTGGTCCCGGAGGAGTTTCGGCCGGACCTGATGCAGATCCCCCTGGAGCAGTCGGTGATCCGGCCCAGGGCTTTCACGATGCCGATGGGGTCGAATGTCCTCCGCATCCCCTCGATCAAGGACACCAGCCACGCATCCAACCTGTTCGGCGGCGTGTCGGCGTCCTGGGGATCAGAGGGCGAGGACATCTCGTCATCCACCAACCAGCCCGCGTTCGGGCAGGTAGTCCTCGACGCGAAGAAGTTGACCGGCTACACGGTGATTTCGAACGAGTTGGTTCAGGACAGTGCCATCGCGATCGAGACGCTCCTGACCCGGTTGTTCGGCCAGGCCATCTCATATTTCGAGGATGTGGCGTTCATCAGCGGGACCGGCGCAGGACAGCCCCAGGGCATCCTGAACTCCGAATGCCTCATCAGCGTCGCCAAGGAGACTGGCCAGGCGGCGACCACGATCGTCAAGGAAAACCTCGACAAGATGTACTCGCGGATGCTTCCCTCCAGTCTGGGGAACAGCGTGTGGCTGGCCCACAACGATACCTTCCCACAACTCGCCAGCCTCTCCCAGGCGGTAGGCACCGGTGGTGGCCCGGTCTGGGTGTCCAACGTGGCTGGAGGGCCACCGAACAGCATCTACGGTCGCCCCATTATTTTCACGGAGAAGTGCAAGACCTTGGGGACCGTGGGCGACCTGATGCTCGTGGACCTGTCCTACTACCTCATCGGTGACCGACAGGCTCTCACGACCTCGGCCAGTCCCCACGTGCGGTCACCACGCAGGAGACGGTCTTCCTGTTCTCCGAGCGGCTCGACGGGAGGATGTGGCTCGACAGCGCACTGACCCCGCGCAACGGCTCCAACACCGTCAGCCCGGCGGTAGCCCTGGCGACCAGGTCATAGTCAGAATCGGAATCAAGGAGGGTATGAACAATGGCACGTAGTGCATTGACGGAACTGAACATATACCACGCCGGGATAGTCACCGCGAACGAGGACATCTACAACGGCAACATGACGACCGACGTCATATCGCTGGCGAACTATGGCGGCGCGGTGTTCGTCCTCGTGGAAGGTGCCGGTGGGACCGGGACGGCAGTGGTCACCATCGAGAGTTGCGACGATACGACCCCGACCACCTCGACGGCAGTCGCGTTCAACTACGCCGTCTGCACCAGTGGCAACACCTGGGGGTCTATCACCGCGGCTACCTCCAGCGGCTTCACGACCACCGCTGGCACGAACCAGGCGTATGCGATGGAGATCAGAGCCGACGAGCTGAGTGGGACCGACAAGTACGTCCGCATGGTCGCCACTGAGTCGGCGAACGACCCCGTGGACGGGGCCGGTCTGGTGATCCTGGTCGATCCCAAGTATCCGGCTGACCCGCCGCGTGAGGCGATCACCTAACCATGCTGGTCGACGCGCTGGTCTGCTCGGAGTGCGGCAGTGCCGCTTGTGCTGGTACGCAAGCCCAGCACTGCCGCCATACGGGCAAGATCCGGCAGAGGGTCGAGCCTGGGCGTTCAATATTGAACACCAGGATACTCCCTCCGAAGATACCGGAGCGGTATGGCCGACTAGGACGGCCCAAGCAGGTCGTCATCAAGTAGACCGTCGCCCCTTACGGGGCGCAGCGAGGAGGCTGCGACGTGGCTACAAGTTTGCATAGTGAGTATAAAAATGGTGGGTTGCTGTTTTACCAAACCCACAGGCACCGGATCGTTAACGCCATCGGTGAGAACGTCCAGTTCTACGATCTCCAGCACCATGACTGTCAGCCGGACGCGACCGATCCCCTCGGTTATACGGCGACGGTGGTGGAGGCTGGGAGCGGGACTACCGAATGGACGGCATCCAATACCGAGCGGGGCGCGAGCACCATCACCTGCGCCGCAGACGAGAATGATGGTGGGAGTTACCAGCTGCTCGGCGAGAGCATCCTGCTCAACTCCGGCAACTGGGTCTATTTCCGGCTCAAGATGAGTATCAACGACGTTGACCAGACCGACTTCTTCGCGGGGCTGGCCGTCACCGATACCGCGATCCTCGGCGGCGTCACAGACCGGATCGGATACCAGTCGGTCGACGGCGATGCTGGTCTGGACTTCCTCGTCGAAAAGGACAGCACCGAAACGAAGACCGAGGATGTCGCGACATTGGCAGACGACACCGTTGTCGACATGGAGTTCGTCTGGGACGGTGCAGCCGAGTCGCTGTACAGCTATGTCAACGGCTCATTGACCTCCACCCAGACCGCGACGACCAACCTCCCAAACGACGAGGAGCTAAGGTTGAGCGTGGAGTTCCTCACCGGCGAGGCCACGGCCAACGTCATGACCATTCGCAAGCTCACATTCTGTCAGGTGAACCTGGAGGCGTAAGAATGCCCAGAGTATTGTCAAGCTGGGACGAGGGCAAACCCGGTGCGCTCGCCAACATGCAGGCCGAACGCGCTGCCGCTGCTGGTACGGCGGTGGCCCCGCCTGACGTAGTGGAGGAGCCAGCCGAGGAGCCGGTGGAGGAACAGACCGAGGACGTAGCCCAGGAGGCCGCTGCCGAAGAAGAGGCCGAGGCCGAGGAGGAGTAGATGGCAGGCTCTGTGACCATTACCTACTCCGACCACGCGACGGTCAAATACGTGCAGTGGTCGTGGACCAGCGATGCGTCCGGGGATGTCTCCGGCACGGACACCAAGGTGCTGAGTGGCGTGGCCCTGCGATTCGCGACCAACCCTGGCAGCACGGCCCCGACCGCGAATTATGACATCGTGATCAACGATGAGGACGCGATCGACATCGCGGCAGGAGGACTCGCCAACCGGCATACATCGGACAGCGAGCAGTTGCTGACCGGTGGCGATGCCAAGGATGGTGCCGCGTTCATGGGCGCGTTATCACTTGTGGTAAGCAACGCGGGGAACACCAAGGAGGGCGTCCTGCGGATGTATTATCGCTGATGTCCTGGCAGCAGCTACAGGATATCCGGAAGAGGACGCAGGAGGACCGGAGGCTGGCCCAGACCACGCCTCCGATCGCCTGTCCCATCGTGGTGAGGTACTCGACATCCGGCCAGACGGGATCAGAA